TCCATCGTTATTTAATTTTCCATATACCCCTGGCATATTTCCTTTAGGTTATTCAATTATCCAATTTGCAAAAACAAACGCAAACGATAATTACCACCAAATAGTTCCATATGGCAAAGCAATTGGTGTAGATATAAAAAGCACTGCTTACGCTTCTACTCCGGCCGTTCGCCAGGCCGCGTTGATCCTGGCATGCGAAATTTGGCAAGCTAGACAGTCCAGCCAAAATAACGGAATGGCCTTGGATGGAAGTATTAGCCCCTGGCGTATGTCGAATTCTCTAATGGCGAAAATTCGTGGGTTGATTTCCCCATATACATCGCCCCGGTCAATGGTAGGTTAGAAATGGTTGCCGTTACAGCCCTTCGCGCTACCTTGGCCGCAGCTTTAGCAAATGCGTCGGTTTGGTCCGTATTTGCATATCCACCTACTAGCGTAATTGCAAACAGTGTTTATATTCAGCCTGACGATGAATATTTTACTTTTAGCAATAACAAATACGACACCGTAGGACCAACTGCAAATTTTAAAATAGTAATGGTAGTTCCGATGTTTGATAACCAAGCAAACTTGGTAGACATAGAAGATTTTATGGTGGCAGTAGTAAATAAATTAGCAGACTCAAATCTTAACTATCGGGTAAGCAATATGGCGGCGCCAGTGGTGCTAGGACTAGAGCAGGGCCAGATGTTAAGTGCAGAGTTATCCGTTTCAATCGTTACCGAATGGAGTTAACAAATGTCAGACACAACCGCAGAAAATTTGGCTTTCTTGAAGAAGATCGGCCAATTACCAGAAACCCAAAAAATCGAACCAGCAAAGAAAGATGAGGAAAACTAAATGGCCGTATTCCTAAATGCCGCATCCGTTAAAATCGGTGCAGTAGATATTACAGATCATGTTACAAGCGCCACATTAACGCAATCCGCAGACGAATTGGAAATAACTAGTCTAGGAGATTCTAGTCGGAAATACGTGGCCGGGCTCCAAACTGGAACTTTGGATTTGGAATTTCTAAACGACTTCGCGGCGGCTAACGTATGCGCAACACTTCAAAGCGCTATCTATACAACAGTCGTAGCAAAGCTTGTGCCGGGACCAGGAACAACTATTAGCGCTACAAATCCGCTATATACAGTTTCTATTCTCATTAACAACCTAACACCAATCGCAGGTGCCGCAGGTGAGATGAGTTCAAGTTCCTTGTCCTTTACTTGCAATAGCACAATCGTTCAAACAACATCTGGAACCTGGTAATAACTAACTAAAGAAAAGGGTGCAAAATGGCAAGGATAAAAATCTATAAAACAGATGGCAAGGTTATTGATCAAAAGATAACCCCTAGCATCGAGTATGCGTTTGAACTATGGAAGGGCATGGGGTTCGCTAAGGCGTTCACCACAGAGCAGAAGCAGACGGATGTTTTTTGGCTTGCCTGGGAAGCTTGTCGCCGGAATCCAGAATGGGGCACCATTAAAACTTTCGGCGCCGAGTTCATCGATACTTTAGAAAAAGTAGAGATAGTAGACGATGAAGCCCCAAACGAATAGAGCGTAATTCCGTAACTTATCTAATTGCCGCCCTGGCAGTAGAAACCGGAATTGCGCCAAATGATTTACTTGCATTAGATCGAAGAATGATAGATGCGATGCTTATGGTTTTAAGCGACAGAGCGAAGGCGGTGAAACGTGCCAGTAAAGGTTAAGGGCTTCATCGAAGTCCGTAAAGGCATGCGCAAATTGGCACCGGACTTAGACAAAGAGCTGACTAAAAATATTCGTTCCGTTCTAAAGCCAGTAGTCAAAACCGCCCGGTCCTACGCGACCCCTAGAATTCCTGGCCTATCTGGCTGGACTTTCGGCGGCCGCGGCAGACAAATTAGCGCTGGCAACTCGGCTTTCAGAGTAGGGCAATTTCCGAAATATAACGCTAGCGAAGTGCGGTCGGGCATTAAGTATTCACTGCGTAAATCTAGGCCAAACGCAAAAGGCTTTACGGCTCTTTATAAAATCATTAACGAAACCAGAGCAGGTTCTATTTATGAATGGGCTGGCCGCGTGAATTTTGACGGCTCACCACGATCTAAATCAAGTAACCCCGATGCTGGTTATCACTTTAACCTAGCCCTTAATTCAAATTCTCAGCTGAAAGGTGAAGGCCGACTACGCGGCCGTTTGATTTACCGGGCTTGGTATGAAGATAACCAGAAGGCTACAAAGGCAGTGTTAGCGGCCATAGATAGCACCACAGAGCGCTTTACAAAGGCCGTTATGGCTGGCGGCTGGAAGAACGCGGCATAATGGCTAATAACACTTCTAAGGTCTTTATTGACATTATTACGGAATTCACCGGGACTAAAAGCGTAAAGCAGGCTGAATCATCATTTAACAAATTAGCCAAAAGTATTGCCGGAGTAGTCAGCGTTGCGGCAATTGAAAGATTTAGTAGGCAGTCGGTTAAGGCGTTTTTAGCCGACGATGCGGCGGCCAAGCAATTAGAAAAAACCCTAACAAATTTAGGAATCTATTTTGATTCTAACGTGCTATCTGGTTACATTCAAGGCTTACAAGATACGACCGGAGTCCTAGACGATCAGCTTCGCCCGGCTTTCCAAACTTTAGCCGTAGCCACCGGGGACTACACAAAGGCGCAAGATTTATTAAACACTGCATTAGACGTCAGCCAAGCAACCGGGAAGTCGCTTTCTAGCGTATCGACGGCCCTTAGTCGCGCATATTTAGGTAATTTTACTGCCGTATCAAGATTAGGCGCTGGCATATCTAAAGCCGAAATAGCGGCTGGCGACTTTAACGCTATCCAAGAAAAGTTAAACAAGAACTTTGGCGGCTCGGCTTTGGCCGCGGCTGATACCTACGCTGGTCAAGTGCGGATACTTAAAGCGGCGTTGACAGATGTGCAGGAAATTATAGGTAAAGGTTTCGTAGATGCGTTCGCGGATGTAGTAGGCGAAAACGGCTCGGCTACACAATTTGCAGATCTCATGCGTGATTCGGCTCAATACATAGCAGACATTATTGGTGGCATAGGAGTCATTAGCGCCAAATTAAGAGGACTGCCCGGCGCTGGTTTCTTTGCACAATTACTAGAAATTAGTAACTCTATTTCCGGTATAAACCTTATTGCCAATTTAGGAAAAGATAAGAGATTAAAAACTGCAAGCTTTATGGGTGCATCGCCAGAGCCAGCCCAGATAGGTTATGCCAAATTAGCACAGGATAAAAAAGCGCTGGCACTGGCCAAGAAGCTTGCCGCAGAGGAAAAGAAAAAGGCAGATGCGGCCAAGAAAGCAGCCAAAGCATCGGCAGATAAATTAAAAGCCGATAAAGCAAATGCAATACTAAATGCCGCAGGTAAAGTATTAGATATTGACCAGGCACAAATTCTGGCGGCGTTGCTAAATAACATATCCCAGGGCGAAAAAGATCGCTTACTTTTGCAACAGGCTTTATTAAATGAAAACTCGGATGCAGCATTAAAGTTATCTCAAAAAATTATTGCCACCCAATTAGATGCTCTAACCCTTGGTGGCATAGATCCGCTTCGAGGATGGAACGGGTCTATTGAAACAGTAATTAAAAGCCTTATTGATTTACAAAAAGAATTAGCCAAAGTAAGTGGCGTTGCGCTTACAAGCTCACAACTTCTAAGCCAAGATGCCGCCGCGGCCGAACTTGATGCAATAGACACATCTTACGATGACGCTTTTGAAGAAACTAGAAAATTTTTAGAGTCTTTAAAGAATGGCAGTAATGCGACTACTATCGGCGGCGCTAATTATATTGACGATTTTATGCGTAGAGAACAAAGCACCGGGCAGTATCGCGACAACGCTTTTCAAAATGCAGTCGTTAATGTAATGCTTGATGCAAATACCTTAACTGGCGCCGTAACTTCCGGGCAACAAAACACCACGGCTTCTGGAATTGTTGTAGGCACAAGTCGAATAAATAAAATAGGTGGCTAAATGGCTTACCTACCCCAAGTAAAAGTAATAGTAAATTTTACGGATGGTCCAGTTTTTGGCTATCCATTTACCTTAGATTCTACCGAGCATGGAATTTTAGGCACAAACGTATTAGCCGATAACCCGGCAGATATTATTGATGTATCGGCTCAAGTAACAAAGATAAGCACCAAGGGCGGCTACAACTTAATCCAGGATAGTTTTGAAGTGCAGACCGCAACAGTTCGCATATTAGATCCCGAT